TTAAGAATGTTAGCCCGGCTAAACAGCGGACATATGATGTTTGGAGACGTATTGTAAATAATCTACCATATCTATTAAAACATAAGGGTACGAGGCGAGGCATATATGCATTATTAAGTTGCTATGGAATCCCATCATCAAATCTTTCTATATTAGAGTTCGGAGGACCTGAGGTTAGTGAAATCGGTAAATCTAAATTGGTATTTGATAACCTAACATATGGATTAAATCTAAATAACAATGCCTACATTAATATCGATTGGACTAATACTATTGAAAATAGAAAACCAGATACAATTGAATTTTTTATTAAACCATCGGAAGCCAGTAATTACAATATAATATCAGGAAGCGGATGGGGATTAAACATTAGTGGCTCAGTTGGACAAAACTATGGCAAGATAATATTTAACTATGCCGGAAATAATCAGATTACATCATCATTGTTACCGATATTCAATGATAGATTTTTAGGAATACAAATTAGTAGAGAGGTAAGTGGGAGTTATTATAATTTGCGATTGGATGCTAGGCAGGCTGATAAAGAACGAACCATATTTTCACAATCGGTAGTAAATAGTATCACAGCTTCTAATGTTAATTGGGATGCCGGCAATTATATACGATTTGGAAATAATTTCGTTGGAACATTGGATGAATTTAGATTATGGTCTACCCCATTGGATACGGAAAGATTCTATGAGCATGTTTCTTTTCCCGAAATGATTAACGGAAATCATATATCATCATCTACAGATGATTTACATTTTAGACTAGATTTCGAATATCCAAAAAATTTAGCACAGAATACCTCCCTAATAAATGTAGATACTAATATCTACTTTAGTAGTAGTTTGAATAGAAACCATTATGAAGATGGTATCGCCGCACCATTATATTCTATAAACCCTTCGGCATCATATTCAGCTTCAGCTAATAACTTTACGAATCTTACCGAATATCCATATCAATATCAAGCAATTGATAGAACCGTTGTTTTGGAAATTCCTGATGTAGGCTCTACTAGATATTCCACAAATAAAATTAGATTTGAGGAACAGACATTATTATCCGATTTATCACCAAAACATAGATCAACTGTAAAATCTCTGGATCAATCTCCAACCGATTCAAATAGGGTTGGTCTATTGTTTTCACCGACTAAAGAGTTGAACTTAGATATTGCTAAATCGTTCGGTGGTATAAATCTGGATAATTATATAGGAGATCCATCGGATAGGTATAATAATAGTTACCGACGTTTAGACAAGTTAAGAAATTATTATTTTAAACGATTCGATGGTAGAGATGTATACGCATATATTAATTTAATAAAATTATATGAGAAATCAATGTTTGAGGACATTAAGAAGATGTTACCTGCTAGAGTCAAAGCTACGACAGGTCTACTAATCGAACCTCATATATTAGAGAGAAGTAAGTATGCACAAAAAAGACCATCTGCTAATTATAACAGATACGAATCAGTAATAACATATGGTAGTGAATTACTTTCGGCTGAATATAATGGATACGATGTTACTATAAATACTGTAGAAGATTATCCAATTACAGGTGAAAATAATCAATATAATACTACAATAGATACCACTAATACCACAGATATAGTATCTGATGTATATCAATTAAGTTCGTTAATAACTCCAATAGATACCACTCAGATAGAATCAGAACCATATTACTATGAATCCAATGTGAATGCCGGATTGGACGAGCCGACTATAATGAGTGAAATTGAGTTAGATAAATCAAATGTAATAGTAGGTCAGAGTGATTATGAATCTATAGGATTTGGCATATTTGCGCAAAGTGGTTCTGCTATTAGAACATATTATGATAAAGATGGAAGTCTAAAAAAAGAAAGAGTAAGAATACAATTAATAAAAGAAAGAAAAACGAGAACCTATGAATATTTGACTAGCAGTGTTGGAGTTAGTGGATTATACACTACGATTGGAGTAGAGACATATGTAGATACGATTATAAATCTTCAACCGTTCTTAGGAACAGCAGTGCCAACATCCACTAATCCGAATATAGAGATAATACCTATAAATGGATATCTTAAAACTCATTATAGAAATACTTCGGACTTAACGAGAGGATTGCAAAATAGCTTTTATAGGGGTTCAAAAAATACTGCGGCAACAACATTAGATGGTTCGCCCCCAATTGAAATATTTATAACGAATCCAAATACGTTGAGAGTAAATAAAGCAGGTAGAGATTCATCCGAACCAATTTTAGAAGTAGAATAACGGAAATTAAAAATAATTATATTTATAACCAAAGATTAATATTATAATATGGGATATTTAAGTAATAATGAATTAACAGTAGATGCTATTCTTACCAAAAAAGGTAGAGAAAAACTTGCAGCCGGATTGGGGTTGAACATTACTCAATTTGCATTAGCCGATGATGAAATCGATTATTCACTATATGAACCCGCACATCCACTTGGTTCTGCGTATTATGATAGTGCTATAAAGAATATGCCTGTATTAGAGGCATCTCCTGATGAAACTCAAGTTATGAAATATAAATTGGTTACGTTGCCAAAAAATACAACACGGATTCCTGTTGTAGAATTTGGAGTTCCAAATATATCAGTAAGTCAACGAAGTGGGGAAGTATCACTATCACCTACAACATCTCCGGCAGGAAATAGATCCTTAGGCTATACATTAGTTTTATCTAATAAGAACGCAGGTGATATTATAGGCGAAGGTGTAACATCTGATGTGGGTACTGTTCCAATTTTCATAGGAGATGATGTATCAGCTACAGCGGCAATTGCTAAAGGTTTGACTTTTAAATTTATACCAAATCCATCATTAACATCCACAATCAAAACTACCATAACTGTATATGGCAATGAAACGGGTGGTTCGCAAACAATTCCAGTAACAGTAACATACGTACAATAATTAAACTATGGCAATAATAAGAGATAACAGAGGGGCACTTTTAGCAAGTAATTTATCACAATATTTGGCAGGTGCCGCTAATACTGCGGGTACTCCGGTAGATACGAATGAATTACTAACTATAGTAAACCAATTTTTAGGACAAGGTGAGCAGATTAGTTCTGACATAACCACCATATCCAATGGTATTTACAAAAAATTCGGATCTATAGATAAGGTAACTAATAGAACCGAAGTAGTAACTTCAGGTATTTGGAGCGGAGATGCTGGTTCTTTAACTGCCTTTTATACATCATCCGACCAAAGTGCTTCCGTAAGTGGTAAATATTATTTAGATGTTTATAATGAACCATCATCATCGGATTCAGCTGAAGTTCAGTTTTCAATCGCATACGGACATATAAGTGGTGGAGGTGTACCCACCTTAAGTCAGACTGATACTTCTAATTTAGAAACCAAAGCAATATATTCTCAACTTCGTAATTTATTGTTAGATGGTGCAGATACTTATTTTAGTGTCTATGGTGGAACTGTCGCAGGTGCTCACGATTTGGAACACTTATATGCAATAAACATAAATAGAGCCAGATATAAAGAAAGATTAGATCCGGGAAATATACAAATAGATTTATCGGGTTCAAGAGGAATAATAACTTTAATAGATGACTCGGGTCAACTAGAAACAGTTGGAGCGAGTGGTAGGGTATTCAATATGGTAAGTGGAGCATTAAACATTGGAACGGCTAATGAAGGAACTATTAACTCATATACATCATCCAATGGATTGGGATGGGGATTATTTTATCCCGATGCCGGTATTATGATACTAAACCCATCAGCTATTAGCGCATCCGTTGGTGTAACCTTTACATCTGCATCAGCAGCAAATACTTATGGCAATGTGAGTAATATGCGTAACCTATTTACATCAATTAGTGGTGCAGCAGATTTTCAAGCTCGTAGAACGGAAAACGTATCTACATCCCATTATTTTATTAGAGCAAACAATAGAGAATTTAATTTCTCAAATAATCCAACGTTTGTAACTGGCTCCACTGGACAATTCGTTCAACCCACATTTGAAAGAGACCCTAAAGTATATATCACAAGTGTAGGTATGTATGATGATGCAAATGAACTATTAGCAGTAGCTAAAACATCAAAACCAATAGAAAAATCATTTGATAAGGAAGTAGCTATCAAAGTTAAGTTAGATTTCTAAACAGAAATAGAGTTAACAACTAACCCCCAATTTGGGGGTTTTTTGTTAATTATATATTTATATTTGATATGTTAAAAAGGATACCAAAGTCGGATATTAGTATTCGTCCATTTAAAGTTTATAAAGAATGGAACGAGTCTACCTCAAATGCTTCAACGTTGGAAGCATTGAGTACATTCTATAGTAATTTACATGGAGATTCGGTAACAGCATCAATAGATGATGGATATTTATCAGGAGACATCAATGATAAAGTATCTACATATGGCCAGTTACGTGCGCAATTTTATAATGGAAACGATGATAACGTATTTACTAGAACTGGTCATAAGCTAAATGAATACGAAAAGAGATTATTTCTAAATGAAAGATATCTTAATAATTACGCAAAGGTAATTAGTATTCCACAGATAGCAATAGGAGATGGTATACGCAAGTTATCGGTTCGTATTGTAGATGAAACCGATATATGTACGGATGATGGGTTTGGTAATTTAAAAAGTAATAATGATGCTATAGTTGTATCACTAATTGATAACCAAACTAACGAATTTTATTTCAGAGATTTATTAGAAAATCCATATACAGCATCTACCATACAACCAAATAATATATTTGTTGATTTAGAAGCAGGCACTATAAAATTTCAGTATGAGTCTGGTTCAGCTGGACTACAAACTTGGGGAGCAAATCCAATAATTGAACTGTATAGATACGATGGTAATAACGGATTAATAGTAGTTAACGATTTACCATTCTTACCAGAAGAAGCTCAGGGAATTAGAGTTGGTAATGTATTTTATAACCAAGGTTTAATAGTGTTTACATTAGATGCGGATATAAGAACTAGATTAGCAGATGGATGGTCTTTGGATTATAAGTCTACAGAAACTATTTATGAAAATGAGTTTCTATTAATAGTAGAGCCGGATGAATTCAATATTTCTCAAAATCCAAGCGCAGTTGTGGAAGTTGGAAGAGTAACAGAATATATAACAGGTTCGGATGGCCGAATATATAGGACAACTACGAATCCTGGTGTAAAATACATTAGAAAAATATCAACATTAGAAAACGGAAATGTATTAGACTACTCTTATAAATCACAATATAATAATTCAATATCAGGAGGGTTTGAACAATATGAATATAAATCAGCATTAGATTCAACGGGATCATATTTAGCTCCATTTATTACTACAATTGGATTATATGATGATAATTGTGATTTAGTGGCTGTAGCAAAAATACCACAACCAATTAAATCAGATCCTGAATTGCCTATAAACTTTATTATTCGTTTTGATACTTAATTATATATTTATACTAAAATAACAAATATGTCAAAAATTTTAGATTTATACAAAGCACAACAATCGACATTAGGTGTTGATAAAATTTCATTTGATGCTGGGGTAAACGCAAAAACTCCATATACCACAAATGATTTGAAAAAAGTAGATGAGCAGATATTAACTGCTGAAAAGTTTAAAACCGGCAGAGGCGGTAGTTTAAGTGATAAAAAATATTCTACTACTTTAACTAGAAAATAATAGTGTGGCCAAACGAGTTACGAATACTCCCAAAAGTAAAACTTGGGTAGCAAGAAAATACGGATTTAAAAGTGGATTAGAAGAAACTATTGCTAAGCAAATAGGTGACAAAGGTATTACCGTAGAATATGAAACGGAAGCGATACCGTATGTAATACCGGCTACAAACCATAAATATCATCCTGATTTTAAATTACCAAATGGTATACGGATTGAAACTAAAGGTAGATTCGTAGTTACAGATAGAAAAAAGCAACTATTGGTAAAACAGCAGCATCCCGAATTGGATATTAGATTTGTATTTACAAGTTCAAAAAGTAAAATATCCAAAAACTCAAAAACCACATATGCTGATTGGTGTATTAAACATGGATTTAAATACTCCGATAAGATAATACCAGATGAATGGTTTTTATAGTATAAATAATTTGGTAATTCAAAATATTTTTATTATATTTGTTATGTGATAATTTT